GCCCGAGGGCGGCATGCGGGTCTACGGCCTTGAGTCATTCGTCATCAAGCGCGATCCGGCTGGCAAGATCCACAAGCTGATGATCAAAGAAATGGTCAGCTTGCACGATCTTGAGGTGCAGCTTTCCCAGAAGGCTTACGAGGAGATCACCAGCACGCCTGAAGCCATCACCGCCGCGAACGGCGACAAGATGGTCGAGATGTACTGCAAGGTCTACCGTGATGGTGGCGAGTACATCAAGTACAACGAGATCGCCGGAGTTGCCGTCGAGGAGACGCGCGTCGAGTACGACCTCGACGAGATGCCGTATCTCGCTCCGCGCATGATCCGCATCGACGGAGAGGACTACGGTCGCAGCTATGTCGAGGAGTACCTGGGCGAGCTGCAATGCCTGGAATCCTTGCAGCAGTCGATCGTGTCGTGCAGCGCAGCCTCTGCCAAGACTTTGTTCCTGTGCAACCCGGCAGGCACTACGCGCGCAAAGACGATCGCGAACGCGCCAAACCTTGCGGTGCGCGAAGGAAATGCTGCCGATGTCAGCGTGTTGCAGGTGAACAAGGGAGCAGATCTCAGCGTTGCCGCAGCATCGGTGCAGAAGATCGAGCAGCGTCTGAGCTATGCGTTCATGCTGGTCGAGGCAGGCATCCGCGATGCAGAGCGCGTCACCGCAGAAGAAGTGCGCAGCGTGCAGGCCGCAATCGAGCGACAGCTTGGCGGCGTGTACTCGCTGTTCAGCATCGAGCTGCAGATGCCGCTGATCGAACTGCTGATCGGCCACATGAAGAAGAGTAAGGCACTGCCTGAGCTTCCGCGCGAGTATGTTGACGCAGTGATCGTGGTCGGTGTTGAGGCTCTCGGTCGCGCGGCAGACAGCGCGCGACTCGATGCGCTGATTGCATCTGGCATCCAGACCTTTGGCCCCGAGTTCATCCGATACTTGAACATGTCAGAGTTTGTGCGCCGTAAGTCCGCGTCACTTGGCATCGAGCATCAGGGTCTGGTCAAGAGCGAAGAAGAGATCGCGGCAGAGCAGCAAGCCGCGCAGCAGGCTGCGATGCAGCAGCAGACTATGGGTGCTGCTCTCAATGTCGGTCAGGCCGCAGCCGGTGCTGCGATTGACCAGCAACTACAACAACAAGCACAGGAGGAACAGTAATGAGTGAAGCAGTAGAGTTTCGCGGTGATGAAGTGAAAGACCTTGCGACCGGCGAGGTGACGAAACTTGAGCAACCGCAGGCCGAAGAGCAGGCCGAAGAGCAGGCCGAAGAGCAAGGAGCTGAAAATGCCGAAGAGCAAAATGAGCAAGAAGACTCCAGTGAAGAAGCTGAAGAAGAAGCCGAAGATTCGGATGCCGAAGCTCTTTCGCTAGACACTCTCGCGGAAATGAGCGGCGAGTTTGCCGCTAACGGCGAGTTGAGCGACGATCGCTACAAACAACTCGAGGAAGCAGGCGTTGCGCGCGATGTCGTTGACGCTGTCATCCAGGGACAACAAGCCCTGGTCGAGGTTCAGAAGCTGTCTTCAATCATGGAGGCAGATCTGACTCTCAGCCAATACCAAGAACTCGCCAGTTGGGCAGAGAAGAACTGGTCTGCGGAACAGATTGAAACCTACAACCGGCTCGTCGACGGCTCCGATGCAGGGGCTAGAGCAATGGCAATCCAGTCTTTGGTGAGCGCATCGCGCGGTGGTCGCGGCCCCGAGCAGAAGCGCAACATCGAAGGCTCAACCGCCACCGCCGGTGTAGCCCCCTTCCAGTCGGCTGACGAGATGGTAGAAGCAATGCGGGACAAGCGTTACAGGAATCGCGAAGAGCCTTACTTCAGTCAAGTTAAGGCGCGTCTTGGCGCAGGTATCCGTTGACAACCTCTTTCATCTCGATCCTCTAGGAGGACAATCCCTTGCCTGTTACGACTAGCACCACTCCGCTGTTTTCATTCGGCGGCCCAAACAACGACAAAAACAACCAATCCGCTTACGCCACCACGCTGTTCAAGCGCACCTTCGGTGGCGAGATTCTGACCGAGTTCCGCGAGGCCACGATTTTCCGTGAGCTTCACATGACTCGTCAGATCGAGAACGGTAAAGCTGCGAAGTTCCCGGTCTTCGGTCGCGCTTCGCACAAATACTTCACGCCGGGCGACGACCTGTACACCACGTCGGTAGACAACAACAGCGGCAGCTCTGACCTGACGACTCACACCGTTGACGGCAAGACCAGCATCATCGGTCGCAGCGAGCGTCTGATCTACATCAACGAGCTGTGCCTCGCGGCCACTCTGGTGGATCAGGTCGATGAGCTGATGGACGATTACAACGGCGTTCGCGGCATCTACTCCCAGGAGCTGGGCCGCGCTCTCGCTAACAACTACGACCAGATGGTCGCCAAGGCAATCTTCGCTGCGGCATCGCAAACCACCCCGCCAGTGGCTGGCGGCCCTGTTGGTGGCGGTGCGATTGCAATCGACCTTTCTGGTGCGACTAGCTCGGAAGCGGCGGGCGACCTGCTCGTCGGCGCACTGTTCGACTCTGCTCAGAAGTTCGACGAAGCCGATGTTCCGAAGGCCGATCGCTACGCAGCGTTCGCTCCGAAGGAATACTACGACCTCGTCAACTCGAACAAGGCTGTCAACCGCGACTACGCTGGCTCCGGCAGCATCGCAGGTGGCAGCGTGCTGAGTGTGGCTGGCATCAACATCGTGATGACGAACCACCTTCCGCACGCGGACAACAGCTCGGGTTCGGGAACCGTCATTGACGGCAACCGCAACGACGATCTTAACCGCGACTACGGTGGTACGGTCGTTGCAGACCCAGATTACCTCAACGGTCTGGTGTTCCAGAAGCAAGCCGCTGCTACGGCTTCGCTGATGGATCTCGCCTTTGAGACCGAATGGGATATCCGCAAGCAGGCATGGGTGATGGTCGCCAAGATGGCGGTCGGTCACGGTGTGCTGCGCCCCGAGTGCGCTGTCAAGATCACTCAGAGCTAGTAAAGTCAACCTGATTCGTCAGGATGTTCTTTCTTGTGTGTTTCGGGAGGGGGCTACGGCCCTCTCCCACCTTCCCAATAAAACATGGCACTCGGAACCTCTAAGCTCAACGCAGTAAACACGATGCTCTCCGCCATTGGAGAAGCACCGATCAACAGTCTGGCTGGGCCGCGAACTGGCGATGTAGCGATTGCCGAGAACCTGCTCGATGAGACTACGCGCGTCGTGCAGGCCGAGGGCTGGGACTTCAACACGGAAGTCGAATACGAGCTGGTGCGCAATACCTCGAACGAGATTGTGCTTCCGGCAGATGCGCTCGCAGTTCGCGCTACACGACGCTGGGATACAGACATGACGGTGCGCGGAAACCGTCTCTACAATGTCAAGGATCAGTCGTACACCTGGACAAACAATGTCAAGGTCACACTGGTGCGATCGCTGGACTACGAGGACATGCCAGAGCCAGCGAAGCAATATGTTATGCACCGATCGGCGCGCCTGTTCCGCATGCGCCTGCTGTCGGATCAGCAAGACCGCATGCCGAGCGAAGAAGAGATTCGCGCCCTTGCGGACATGCGCTCGCACGAAGCTGAGGCTGCCGACCACCGGCTCTCCGATGCATACGATGTTGGCCGCGCCACTCGCGCGCGTTACTCGCCTCGTGACGGCCACATTCAATGACTCTCCAGGACATCTCGATTCCGAACCTTCTCGGCGGCGTAAGCCAGCAGCCTGAGAACCTGCGGTTTCGTAACCAGGCCAAGGAGAGCATCAACGCATACCCGAGCCTTGTAGAAGGCTTGATCAAGCGTCGGCCCAGCGAGTTCGTGGTCGATCTTGGCACGGATAATGCGAACAGCAAGATGCACCTCATCGATCGGTCGCCGACCGAGCGGTATGCCGTGTATCTCGCAAACAAAGTGCTGCGCGTGTACGACCTAGTTGATAACGAGTATGCCAAGGTCGTTAATGAGAACGGCAATGACATCACGGCAGCCGACCTCGCGTATTTGCAGAATGCCGACTTCGTGAACGATGTCGAGTGCCTGAGCGTCGCGGACTACACATTCCTCCTGAACAAGTCCAAGTTCACGGACATGACGGAGGATCGCACTACGACCTACGACCGCGAGGCTCTGGTCACGGTTATTCAAGCTGTCGATGGGGGAAACTACCGCATCACGCTGAACGGCACGACGCACACGGTCACACCATCAGGCAGCCCAACGCCGGCCAGCATCGCTGAAGATCTGGCAACCGCTATCAAGGGTTCGACCTCTGCCTCCGGCGCAGGCGTTCGCATTGATCTGCAATCGACTACCACAGTAGGCAACACCAAGACGAGACGCTATGCGATCAATGGCGTCAACGCCGTCAGCGGAACATTCAAGATCAAGGTCAACTTTCTCGTTAGTTACAAATACAACTACAGTAACTATGCGCTTACCTATGAGGGTGATGGCTTAGGTGTCAAATCACCTTATTTTGAGAGTGCTGCGCTGGACTTCAACGCGAGCGAGGCCGACATCCAGAATGTCGCGGATGCTATGCAAGCTGCGATGAGAGATAACGGGGAATGGGGCGGCAGAAGCGGGGCCAAGCAAGTGCATACGGTCACGGTTGCAAACCTGTCTAACAACGCGACTATCAAAGACGGCGACATCTATATCGACATCGAGACCACGAACGATAACAAGTCGATCGGGCCTGGCGTGAAGACCTTTGCCCCGTTCGACAACAAGACCGTGCGCAACGAAGGCACGGACTTCTCGATCGATGTCTACGACTCGACTCTGTATCTGAGGCAGAACGACAACGAGAACTTCAACATCTCGATCTCAGACGATCACAACATCACGAGGATGAGCCTCGTGAAAGACGAGGTGCAGTCGTTTACAGACCTTCCCAAGGTCGCGCCTGACGGCTTCCGCGTTAAGGTTGCCGGTGCTGCGGACGAGACTGCCGACGATTACTATGTTC